GATTCTCAAAGGTGATATGGACTATTATTACAACTCTGACCCTGAGATACAGTCATCTGAAGAGAAATTAGAGTACAATAAAGTTCTTATAAGTACACTAACTGACATTGTTGATACGTTGAAATGGCGTCATCAAACAATTAAGAATATGATTGACTGGCGTAAATTCGAAGCAGGTAATTAATGACACAGGTTATCCAAGACAAAATTAGAATCAGGATGAAAGACCATAGTTACTTTATGGTCGAATGTCATCCAGCGCAAGAAGTAGAACTTAGAGAATACTTCTCATTCTTCGTTCCTGGATATAAGTTCATGCCCGCTTTCAAACGCAAGGTTTGGGACGGTAAGGTCAAACTATATAACACCGTAACAAAACAAATGAACGTTGGTCTGTACTCACACTTACGTCGTTTCTGCGCAGACCGTTTTTATCAACTAGAAATATTGGAACATCCTGAATATGGTATCCCGTCTTATAAAGACGACGTTGATCATCCTACTCTCATTAAATTCCTTGGTACTCTTGGTACTCCTTTTGAACCTCGGGATTACCAATACAAAGCAATTTCTCATGGAGTGGAAAACTTACGCTGTATTCTTTTATCCCCCACTGGTTCTGGTAAGTCTTTTATTATCTACAATCTACTGCGCTATTGTTACGAAGTCACACAAGGAAAAATACTTGTCGTGGTTCCAACGACTTCTTTGGTAGAACAAATGTATAAAGACTTCGAGGACTACGGTTATGACGTAGAAAATGAATGTCACAAAATATACAGCGGTAAAGAAAAGGTAACGGATAAACGAATTATCATATCAACTTGGCAGTCTATCTACAAGTTTCCAAAAGAATGGTATGAACAATTCAATACAGTATTTGGTGATGAAGTACATTTATTCAAAGCAAAGTCTCTCGCGACTATGATGGATAAATGCGCTGAAGCTAAATACCGTTTCGGGTTAACAGGTACATTAGATGGTACCGAGACCAACAAATTAGTACTGGAAGGATTGTTCGGACCGACCTTTACGGTTACTCGTACGGTAGAACTACAGAAACAAGGTAAGTTAGCAGACTTAGACATATCGGTATTGTTATTACAGTATCACCAAGATGAATGTCATAAGGCAAAGAACTACAAGTATCAAGACGAACTAGACTTCATTGTCCGATATGAACCTCGTAATAAGTTTATAAGTAAGTTGGCGATTGACCAAAAGGGTAATACTTTAGTTATGTTTCAATTTGTTGAAAAACATGGTAAAGTGTTGTATGATATGATCAAAGGGATGGTAGCAGAAGGACGTAAAGTCTTTTATGTATCAGGTGAAGTAGACGCATCCGACCGTGAACAGATCCGTGGGATAGTGGAGAAACAAAATGACGCAATCATTGTTGCTAGTCTCGGGACTTTCAGTACTGGTATCAACATTCGTAATCTTCACAATATTGTGTTTGCAACACCTAGTAAATCTCAAGTTAAAGTATTACAGAGCATTGGGCGAGGTCTTAGACAAAGCGACGATGGTTCTACTACTAAGTTGTTTGATGTTGCTGATGACTTACATACTAAAGGTCATAAGAATTTTACCCTGAAACATAGCGCTGAAAGAATAAAGATATATACAAAAGAAGGGTTTAGATATAAGATTTACCCTATTAATTTGAAGCCACCAAAGGATAATGATAATGACATCTTCGATTAAACAATTGAAATTGGTAACAGGTGAAGAACTAATTTGTGAAGTATTAGACGAAGCACCAGACTCCTTGGCAATACGAAACGCATTTACATTAACCGAACAGTCAAGTTCTGATGGTTATAAGTACTTCTCATTCCGTGCGTTTATGATCTACCAAGATACACCGCTTCAAGTTATATTAATAATGTGTGATAAGATTATGGGTATGGCTATCCCTACTGACGCAATGGTTGAACAGTACGAAATTGCCAAGAATGAAATGTTTGAATATACTAGTAGTATGAAAGAGGAACCGATACGTGAGAATAACGTTCAAAGTATCGAAGATTATCTGAAGGAATGCGAAGAGTTATCCCTGTTAGATAGTGATGTAAATGGTATGACATTAAATTAGTATACTATTCTCCCCTTTTCTATAGAAATATTATATCACAGAAATTAAATTCTGTCAATTATTTTATGAGGTTTATTATGAAAGTTGGTTTTACGTGTTCGTCTTTTGACTTACTCCACTCTGGCCACGTACAAATGTTACGTGATGCGAAAGAACAATGTGACTATTTGATATGTGGACTACAAACAGACCCTACTATTGATAGACCTGAAAAGAATCGTCCTATTCAAACTGTCGTAGAGCGTTACACTCAACTCAAGGCAGTGGGTTATGTTGATGAGATCATACCGTACGCTACTGAACAAGACCTCGAAGACATCCTTTCGATGTATCATATAGACGTACGCATACTCGGAGAAGAATATAAGAACGGTAAGTTTACTGGTCGTGCTATCTGCGCAAGTAGAGGTATTGAGTTATTCTTTAATAAAAGAGAACATAGATTCTCATCATCCGAGTTACGTAAAAGAGTCGCAGAAAAGACAAAGATCTCTTGACATTCCAGTTGAACTATAGTATAATATACCCTATATTAAAAATGAGAATTTAACATGAAAGCAAAAGACAAACCACATTACGTAAATAATAGAGAATTCTCTGAAGCGGTAGTAGAATACTGTTTAGACCTACAAAGCGCACGTGATAAAGGTAACAATCTACCTATAGTGACTAACTATATCGCACAGTGTTTCCTTCGTATTGCTGAAGGTCTATCTCATAAAGCAAACTTTGTTCGTTACACATACCGTGAAGAGATGGTAATGGACGCAGTAGAAAACTGTCTTAAAGCAATCGAGAACTATGATGTTGAAGCAGCAACACGTTCGGGTAAACCAAATGCGTTCGCATACTTCACACAGATTTCTTGGTATGCTTTCCTACGTCGCATCCAGAAAGAGAAGAAACAACAAGATATAAAAATGAAGTTTATCTCTGAAGCAGACATCTCTGAGTTCTTAGCTGAAAGTGAAGGTACTACTGGAGACGACACTAACCAACCATTCGTTGATACATTAAGACATCGTATTGACGTGGTCAAAGAATCTGATCAAGAATTTAAAGAATATATCAAGGAAGAAAAGAAACGGAAACGTCGCGCAGTCAATGTAGACTCAGACCTTTCAGATTTTTTGTAATTATACTTTACTTTTGTAACAAAATGTAGTATAATAGTCCTATAAGTAAATTTAAGTTAACTGATTATGAAACTAGCGATTTTAAACGACACCCATGCTGGTGTCCGTAACTCTTCTGACATTTTTATGAAATACCAAGAACGCTTCTATAGTGAGGTGTTCTTTCCTTATCTTCGTGAAAATGGTATAGATCAGATACTTCACCTTGGTGATTACTATGACAATCGTAAGACTGTCAACATCAAGGCATTACAACACAACCGAGAAATCTTCCTTGATAAACTACGCGAGTACGGAATCAAGATGGATATTATTCCTGGCAACCACGACACATTCTTTAAGAATACTAATGAACTAAACTCACTAAAAGAGTTGATGGGACATTATATTAATGAAGTAGATATCATAATGGACCCGACTGTACGTGAGTATGGCGACGTTAAGTTTGGTATTGTACCTTGGATATGCCCTGAGAATGAACGACAGTGTATGGACTTTCTTAATAACTGCGGTGCGGACGTCATCGGTGGTCACTTTGAATTGAGTGGTTTCGAGATGGACGCAGGTATGGTGTGTAAAGATGGCATGGACGCCCAACCGCTTACACGTTTTGAGTTAGTATTATCTGGTCACTTCCATGTCAAGTCTCGTCAGGGTAACATCCATTACCTTGGTTCTCAAATGGAATTTACTTGGGGTGACGCTCATGATGATAAGTTCTTTCACATATATGATACCGAAACTCGTGAACTAATACCTGTACGTAATCCTATTACTATCTTCCATAAGTTATATTATGACGAAGATAAGATTAATTACTTCGAAGACTTGTCTTACTTAGATGATAAGTTTGTCAAAGTTGTTGTATCTAATCGTACTGACATGAAGAAGTTTGAACGTTACATCGACCGTATCCAACAACAAAAGATTCATGAACTCAAGATCGCTGAAGACTTTAAAGAGTTTCGTGGTGAAAATGTAAGTGATGATGAATTAAAGGTTGACGATACGCAAACTTTGATATACAATTATATACAAGAAGTTGATACTGACCTTGATAAAGATAGAATCACAAGTGTAGTATCAGAATTAATGACTGAAGCACAAAGTGTAGAGATTGCTTAATGATAAAATTTGAGAAACTCCGTTGGAAGAATTTTCTTTCTACGGGTAATTACTTTACTGAATTAAATTTCTTAGACTCGCAAACCAACCTCATCGTAGGTGAGAATGGTGCTGGTAAGTCTACTATGCTTGACGCTTTGTCGTTTGCGTTGTTTGGTAAACCACATCGCAAGATTACTAAAGGTCAACTTGTAAACTCTATCAATAATAAAGACTGTAATGTCCAAGTAGAGTTTACTGTAGGTGGTAAAGAGTATCGCGTAGTACGTGGTATTAAACCAACTAAGTTTGAAATCTGGAAAGATGGCGTAATGATTAATCAGAGCGCACATGCCAAAGAATATCAGGAAATCCTTGAGAAGAATGTTTTACAAATGTCTCATAAGAGTTTCCACCAAATTGTTGTTCTCGGTTCATCTTCGTTCGTCCCGTTTATGCAACTCAACTCAACTTCTCGACGTGACGTTATCGAAGATCTCCTTGATATCAACATATTCAGTAAAATGAATTCGTTGTTAAAGGAAAAGACCACCCAACTTAAAACTGAGATCGAGAGCAACACCCATTCTATTGAAGTAGTTAAGACTAAGATATCTGCGCAAAAGAAGTATATCCGTGACTTGACTGCTATCAATACTCAGCATCGTAAAGATAAGGAAGCTGAGATAAAAGATTTACAGTTAGAAATAGCAGGTTTGAATGACGCAAATACTTTGTTATCTTCTGCTGTAAATAATCTGTTACCGACTCTTACTGAAGAAGTCAATAAGGTACGTAACAGTAAACAAAAACTGGAACAGTATAATGCCCAGTTTAAAACACAGGTTAGATCCGTTGTAAAGGAAGCCAAGTTTTTTGAAGACAATGAGCAATGTCCTACTTGTGAACAAGACATAAGTGAGGAACTACGCGCAGAAAAGATGGAGACCGCATCTTCAAAAGCCAAGAAGTTGAAAGAAGCTATGGATAAAGCTGAGGAACAGTTAGGTGTTTTCGAAACATCTTTAGCTGACCTAGATGGTCAACTCACGGAGTGCCTGAAAGATCAGAATCAACTCAATACCAACCAACAGGCAATCGATCGTCTTAATAGAAGTGTTGACAAGATCCGTGGCGACTTAGAC